CTTCAAAAGCAAGTCCAGTTGAGCAAGGCTTAATATCTGCCTCAGTCTTAAATATCTTGGCGAATACAACGAACCGCTTTTCAGTCGCTTCAATGAGTTCAGTTTCGATACGATTATCAGGGTATTTCTCATGCCATTTCTCCAGTCTTGATTCTACTGTTTCATAATTATCTAAATTAAACATTATTCCTTCCATTCAAAGTCTTGATCTTGGACTGCTTCGAGTACTGTCCTATAGATAGCACCATAGGCGACAAAGTCTTTAATTGAGTCGTAGTGATCTGGAGTTTCAGTAAGCCTAGAAACCTTGACCAACGCCATACATAAAGCAGCTTGGTGTGGTGTGATTGGGTAATCAAGATATGCACTCCACAATCCTGCGATTCTTTTGTGATTGTAGTATGGATGTCCATAGACACTTCCGCGCTCTTGGATTGTAGTAATGACCTCATTTAACAGATCCTCAGTTTTTGTCATAATCGAAAACCTGCTCTGCCTTCATTTTTCTAACGCGTTCTTGGTGTTCTAAACTCGCACGCCATCCATCATTACGGCCTGACCAATAGCCATTTTCGTAATGTTCATTATTTGTGTGCTTTATTGTCCACCATGCAACTGCCATGCTTCCGGCAATTAATAACCACATTCCTAGTATTTCCATTATTGCTCCCGTTCCGCAAAACATTTGTTTGCGTTGGGATTAGTATGACTGGATTTACCGACAGCGCAATAGTCTTTTAGCGCGTGTTTTATAACGATTAGATAACGCTAATATCCTCAAAGTCATCGATATGGTCATCAATCGTCCGATCCCTAAAGTCTGTTTCACGCCCCATAAGACTTTCCAAGAGCTGTAAATGAGCCATCTTTATTAATCGGAATAAGGGTTGGAGTCATGTTTTTGCCATTCCATTCAAGGATAGCGATACCCATCTGCCAATTGGCCACAGTTCGCGTATAAGAGGCTTTTGCCTTATTCATAAGGTTTCCTACCTCGATGCCATATAAAGGCCTGTAATGGCCTCCTATGCCCTCAGAATAGGCACTCATACCCAGTTTGTGAGTATGCCCAATCACGCAACTCTTGCCCGTCTTGCGAGCGAGGTTTAACGCCGTAACGCCAGCGTTGGGATTTGAGTTGCCTTCATCCCCATGAGCCAAGATCCAGCCCTTTTCAAACTCATAAAATGACTTGTGAAAAGTTATGCCTAAAGAATCAAAGTCCATGAACTTGGAGTATTGCAGCTCAGGCAAACTAATCAAACCCGGCACTTTTAATAAAGTATTGTAAAGTCTATCTGTGTGATTTGATCTAACAATATGAGCTTCCTTAGCATTCTCAGTTAAAGCCCATAAAATATCTTGGGTTGCCTTACGATCATCATCTAATGTTTGTTGGTAGGCAAGTGGTGTTTTCTCAGCCCAACGGCTAATTGTTTGGAAATCGATTTCATCGCCAACGCATAAAACAGAATCAAACTTTTCTTTACGGGCTAACTTAATTACATTTTTTACAGCTGTTTCATGGTGGTATGGGATTTGTAAATCCGAGATTACCAAGTATCGCTTAATCGTCATCCTCATCGGGAGTAGGAATAGTTGGGATGATCCCTTTATCGCCCACGATCCAGTCAGGCATAGACTCAGGATTATCCATTAGATAAAGCGCACATGACTCACTAAATCCAGCCTTTCGTGCAGCTCTAAACATTTCATGTTTGGCAATATAGAAAACCTCTAATTTACTTAAAGGCTCAGGAGTGTGGCGAACTACTCTCCGGTTTACTTTTTTGCGTTTAGTGTGTTTCCGTGTGTTCGCCATAGCAAAATTATCGCTTACTGATTAATATAAACAGTTCATCAACACGCTGTTCAAGTCGTGAACTTCTATCATCAATTCGGTTAATGGCATCTTTGATTGAGCTGCCTGAATTTGGTTTAAGTTCGCTTAAGAAACTTTTAATAACCCATCGTAGAGCCAGTAATAAAGCGGTTGCGATACTGCAAACGCCAACGCCAAAAGCGACCCATTCGTTCGGTGTCATTTTTCGCTAAGACCATAATCCGCTTCACTCCCCGATTTTGGATCAACTGCTTTAACAATAGGCGCAACTAACGCACCAAGTAATGTTGCATAGGCTGGATGAATGTCAGCCACGATTGCTAAGGCAACTGTTATTCCACTAGCTGCTACAGCTCTCAAATATGACTTAATTGCTGCTTTGTGTTTTTTAGTTAGTTTCATTAATTGCCTTTCAGTAGTGGGATGTCGAACTTGTCGCCATTTTGATCTGGCTTAAAACTTATATGGATGTGCTTATGGTGTGGATTAATGCCCCGATACTTAACCCAACGCCAAAGCGACTTACCTGAACATATTTTACCAGCGTGGATTATGTAAGAAATACGCTTATCTTTTTTTGCTGTGAGTCGAAGTTGATCTGCCAAAGCATGACTAATCCCTTGTTCGTCAGATAAGCCAGCGTCAATATCGATCGCGCATACTTCACCTGATGGTCTTGGGTTATGATCGGACTTTCTTGATTGATGCTTAAGATCACCGATCCATCCATCAGCCTTCCTGCTCCGATCCACAAAGGCATGATTAATCTGATCTCTTAAAGTATCAGCAGCTTTAGATAGGTAAGGCTTCATTAGCCAAGTAGCAATTTTGCTTCATCAGCAGTAATGCCAAGTCTGTCAAGTAATGCTTGCTTTTCGGCAGCCTTTGCTTCGGCTTCGGCTTTTTTTGCTGCTGCATTGGCAGCATCTAATTCCATTTGAGCAATTTCCTCAGCAGTTGCATCTCTGACAATTTCCTCGCCTGTTTCGCAATTGAAGATTTTTACTTGTGGCTTAGTTTTAGTCATTATTTAACTCCATATACAAATACTGTTCCGCTTGTAAAATTACCAGAATCACATCTAAACTCTAAAGATGAAATTGCAGTAGTTTGATTGTAGTATCCATGATTGATTAACATATTTATATTTGCAGGAGTTGATGAATTTGGAGTAATAGAAGCATGGGTTTGGCAAATTTTGAATGTTGTAGTATTAGCATAATCATAAATCGTAGTAGCAGTTAAATTATTGCTTGCTCCATTATCTGAACCTCTAGTTATAGTGATATATTCAGTATTAAAACTTGCTGCATCCTCCGAAATTGCACTTGTTGTTTTATGGCGACTACCGCCGGCATCTCCATTAATTCTCAATACCATAGCAGAATTGTCTGTTGCAGGTCTGAAATTTCTAACAATAATTCTCAAATCATTATATGTAGCAGGAATTGATGAAATTGTTATTGATGAACCTGTTAAGGTAGTGCCACCAGCATTTAACAAAGTCATTCCACCGCTTGAAGGAGTAGCCCAACTAGGAACTCCTGCTGCCACAGTTAAAACTTGTCCTGTTGAACCAATTCCAAGTCTTGTGTTTGTATTGGCTGTTGATGAACGATATTCAATATCGCCTAAAGTAGTTGATGGATTTAAGTTCTTTGTAGTGGTATCAACAGAAGTTCCAAGTGTGCGAATTGCTGCTGCACCATCTTTGACCAGAGCGGTGTCATCTGGTGTTGTCCAGCCATAATTGGTAGTGGTTGCCATTTTATCCTATTCCTATGAGATTATTGTAGCGTATTCCCAAGTTAAAGTTGGGCTTAAAGTGTTCCAAGCCTCTGTGGCTGGGGTTGTATTCCAACGCATCGCCACTTGGCTAAATGCGACTGGAGAAACATTGATTGTGAGAAACAGTTCATTGAACCGAGTGCTCCATGACCAGCCCTCAACATAACCTTCAAAATCTCCACCTGATATTTGGGTCGGTAGGTTTTGAATATGAACTGGCATTCCCATAAATACAGCTAATAGATCATCCCGATCTGCGTTATCAATTTCAGGGTTTGTTATTGGGAATGTGATCGATTGGAATGCTGGGATTGGATAAGCTCTTTGATCGATATATCGGTCGGCAATAGACTGAGCATCGACAGCACCTTGAACCCTTGAATTAATGCTTTCGGCTTTATAGCCATATAGGGCAATTGAAGCGGCATCTGTGGCAGTAACTTGTGAATTGTAATTGTTGCCATAATTGATATAAATATCATTACGAACATCTGCTGATCTCATAATTGTAGATAAACCTTGACCTAAAGCGTGCCGAGCATCTAGTTCAACATAACCATTAATTAAAAGATAATTCTGCCTATGATCTGCGTCTGCATAACCGATATTGCCTTGATTGTCTTCGTAAATATATCCAAATGCTGAATTAGCGATATCTGAAATAATGTTGTAGATGGTGTCCACAGTTGTAGATTGAGCAGTCATGGTATAAAGACCCGGCTGATCAATTTCCCCAAGCCCTAGATTGACTGCATCTTCCCAAGTTTCGGTTGCATCATAAGTTGACCATTGAGAAGCTGCTGGAACATCATTCCAAGTGCCAAGTAATATGCTAGATAAAATCTCATATATTTGGTCGCCATCTTCATCTTGAGAAATGTTATCATCCCAAATTTCTTTGGTTAATTTTGTTAATGTTCCCATTGCTAAAATGGTGTATTGAATAACTGTTGCAATTTGACCCGTTGCACCTACTGAAACAGTTACATCTGTTACATCCCCACCAAACAAATTTACATAAGATCCGGTTGAGTCTTTTACTTGTAAATCAAAACTATCGTTTATCTCAAAAGGTAAAGTTTGGTTATTTAATGCAACCAGCGTAACTTGCATATATGAAGGAAGCGGCTGTTGGTATATGTCAGATCGACCTGCTGTATGCTGAACATCTGAAATAGTTATGTCAGTATAATCAACCCCACCGACAGTTAATTTCCAATCAGGTGTAAAAACTGTCATTATCTATCCCTTAGAGCAGTTACACTTCTCGCTGATTGGCTGTTTAGATAATTTGCAACAGTTCGAGCAGTTCCCTCAGGATCTAATGCCCCACTAATTGTAATGTTATTAATTTGACCCATACCACGACCACCAAAAGTTGATCCGCTTGGAGTTGGTATATTTTCAAATCCCGATCTAGCAGATGGCGCAGGATTAGATAATTGTCCTAAATTTACTCCTGGAAGCAGATTTAATACTTTTGCTAATTCATTTGCTAAAGATACGACTAAACCAATTGCCTCTCGAAGGAATGTGATAAATCCTTGAACAACACCGATAGCCCCAGCAATTGACTTTCCAAAACTTTCAGCATCTTTTTGAGTTTGAGTAAATCCTGAACTTAATCCATCTTCTCCAGTTAAACCTGCAATAAAAGCATTAAGGCTTGGGATACCTGTTTCATTTAAAAATCCAATAAACTTTTCAATTTCAGGTAGTAAGGCTGTGCCAAGTGATTCTTTAGCTTCATCAAATCCTACTTTTAAGCGATCAATCTTTCCTTGAAATGTTTCAGCATTTGTAGCTGCTGCGCCACCATACAATTCAGCAAGTTTTGCTTGGACTTCGGTAAATGATAATGTGGCAAGTTCAGCCTTAGATAATCCAAGACCTAATCTGCCAAGTGATGCTTGATTACCATCTTGGGCTCTACCTAAAGCATTTGAAACAGTTTCTAAATCTTTACCAGATGCAGCACTAATATCTAAAGCAAGGGTTAATAACTTTTGGGCTTCCTCAGTTGATTTTGTAGATACTGCCAATCTCTGTAAGGCTGGGCGAAGTTTGTCATCAGCAACACCGGTCGCTAAAGAGGTCTTTAGGATCATGTCCTCAGTTGCCCTTATTTGGGCATCAGTAGCGCCTGTGGCTTGTCTTAGGGCGTTGGCTAGCCTTAATTGTGCTTGTTCATCCTCAATCGCAGCCTTGACCCCATCAATGGCTAATTTAGTGCCATAGGCAACGGCAGCAGCAGCAGCTACGGCAAATGCAGCAGCAGCCTTCTTTCCAAAATCTGCAATCTTGCTTGAGTTAGTTTCAACGGCTTTATCAGCTTCACCTAACTTCTTTTTTAAGTCATCAACATCAGCAAGGATTGATAATTTTAATGTGCGATTACCGGTAGCCATTAGACCCATTCCTTAATGATGCGAGTAAAACTTTCTTCCCACTTATTAATCAATTCAGGCTGAATTCTGCGAAGGGTTGGATAAATGAACCATCCGCGAGATCCACGACCTGACCGCCCAGAATATGCAGGGAACTGTTTGAATTTATTTGAACCAAACTCAATGCCACCCCATAAGGTTTGCGTAGTAGCACCACCTGAAAATTTTTGGCGTGCGAATCCATAACTGAATTCACCGATCTTACTTGACTTAGAGATGCTAACGCCATCCGCGACTCTCTGCGCAACTTTGCCAGCCTTTGTTCTTTGTCCAGCTGCTTGTTTAATTTCTTCAGATGCAAAATACGCCAGAGCAGCAGACTGACGGCGTGCTTCATCAGTAGCTTGTTCATCCATAAGTTTGAAAGCCTTGTAAATATCGCGCAGATCTTTTTTATCGTATGCAATTGTTTCACTTGCCATACCTCTGCTCCAATACTTCGATAGCTGTTAAAATGTCGTCTGAATCAACCCATTCACTCATTGGAATTTGTGTGGCTATTGCCAACTCAACCAATAATCTACTTAGGCTTCCTGCTGGGTGGCTTTTGGGTTTGCATCACCGACTATTACATCGCTGACTGTTTCCATCCAAGCCTCAAATGGTTTAACTGGCTTTCCAGCAGCTTCGCGCTTCTGAGCGTTGTATGCTAAAAACATTAAATCCCACATGCCAAGTTTTTCTTTCGCTTGACTTATGGTGTTGCCAGTTGTCTTTTCCCATTTTGCCCACTCAGGCGGTTGGGCTACATAAGTGGCTTGCTCGCCTGAGTTATATTCAATTGTAATTGGTAACTTCATTTTTTGCTCCCGTTTCTATTTCTTAACTAAATGTTTCGGTTACTTCACCCTTTGAAACTGTAAAGGTGAATGAAACTTCCTGTGCATCAATTCCTGATCCACCAGCTGTTGGAAACTCTGGCTTTACTG